AAAAGATCAGTTATCTCAACCCAAGTATTCGAGTTCTTAATATAGGCGGTTTGCATATCAAACGACGTACCAAATGTCTCCGTCAAATCCAGCCGTTACGCTGGGAGTAGAACCTACAGAAATATAACGAGTTCCATAGGCATTGCTAGTTGATCCTACAGAGATTACCGTTCCAGTTGTTAAGATTGGATTGCTACCAGCATAACCAACCTGATTTACAGTAATAGATGTATCGGGAATGTTTTCCTCATAATACTTCTTAGTTACATAGTGCTCAGAATTCTGAGGATCTACACCAGCAACAGGCTGAATGAATGTAGTTTTTCTAACCTCAACATTCTCCTGCGCCAAAAGACCATCAGGATTGTCAATATTTGGGTAGATAGTTTCAAACTGTGACATGATTATCTATTGATAATTGATTTGCCGATCTCAAGCAGAATGCCAGGACCAAGTTTAGTCGTAGCAGCAATCTTCTGAACAAAAGTCATCTTCATTGCTTGCATTATGTTTCCTGCTTTACCAGTTGCCTGAACTTTGTTGCCATCAATATCTACTTTTGCCTTTCCCTTGAGGTTTAAGTTTCTTCCTGCCTTGAGAGTTAGATCTCTCTTGGCATCTAGAACAATATCTCTACCTTTAATTCTTACTTGACCAGATATAGCATTGATACAAATATCACCGTTCATGCAGTTGATAATCATATCAATCTGACCTAGGTCATTATCTTCACCGGTAGTAACTTCCATCGTTTTATCAACGACAATTCGTACAGTACCGTCTTGAGACAATGAATGAATGAAGACTTCACCTTCATCGGTGATAGCCATAACCTTAGCAACCTCAGGTCCATATCCACCTGCCTGAGGATTATTGATGTCCTGCTTATAGTTCGGGCCTTTATTGGCAATGATTCTTCTTTCTTTGTTTGACATTATTGAATCCTCAGTACCTCAAAAGGTGATCCCACACAATCCTTGACGTACAGAACTTCTCCTGTACCATCTATAATTATATCACTAACAACTGGTGCCAAATTAGCACCACTACCATTACCATCAACAATCAAAGTTGGTGTTGCCGTTACAGAATTGAGAGAAGTAGGTGTTACTTTGGTAATTACACCATTATCAATGACAACGTTGTAGTTGTTACCGAGATCATCAGTAACTACTGTGTCGTCGTCATATCCAATACCACCATTGACAACTTTAATATCGACAACACCAAGAGTTCCCTGTGTTGGATCAATCGTATATCCCTCTCCAGGATCTACAACATAGATTGATTCAATACCTCCACTAGAGTTTAATGTTGCTCTAGCAACACATCCATATCCCTGCTTACACTGATCTTTAATCTTTACGATTGGAGGATAAGCATATCCCTGACCAGGATCTTCAATCTGGAATCCAATAATGCCGCCTAGTTGATTAGCAGCATTGACTGTATCGGTTACGGCTGCTCCTAGTTCTGGTGTCTGTTGAATAAAGTTTCCTACAAATGCCTTGGCAAGAGCACCAAATCCACCGCCACCGATAAACTCTACCTGAGGTCTTCCACAAGGTAAAGCCCCAGGATCTCCAGCATAACATCCTTGCGATTGTCTAACTTGGAGATTTGGATTCTTAGTAATACCTTTCAGAAGTCCTTCGGATGACACATTATCTGTACCAAGATCAAAAGATCCTAGTTTATCCATCACCTTATCAAACATGCTAGGTTCTTCTTTTTCGCCAGATGCAGGTTCTCCGTTATCTTCTCGCTCACCCTCTTTCTTAGTATTCTTCTCATCATCATCTTTTGCCTTCTCGGGGCCAGATCCGATACACCACTTTTTAATCTCTGCACATGCAGCACCCTGACCACAATCAAGGAAGGCAAGAATAGATTTGAATGCTCCACCAGCACCCTGCAAAAATCCAATGACAGTGAACACTGGTCCGAGAATCTTGTTCAGTGATTCTAAGGGACCAGCCAAAGCATCAGAGATTTGCTTTACAATATTAGCGAGGAAACTACCAGCGTATGCCTCAACAGCACACTGAGTTACATCGAGAATGTTACCAATAAAAGACTCTAAGAGACCTCTCGCTGCCTCTTTAAGACCCTCTACAATCTTATTCCCAACACACTGAAGTGTATCCTGAAACTTCTCGATGATGGGGATTTGTGCTGCTTGTGCTGCTACTCCAGCCGCATATGATACAGGAAAGTTTCCTGCGGTTGCTGCCATTGTAGAGGCAAACACTGAATCAAACAGTTTTTCCAGACCCTTTGATAATACCTTCTCCAGTTCACCAAATAGAGCACCAATAGCAGTCTGCACAAAATTACCACCAATATCTTGAATCAGACTCAAGACCTTGTTAATTTCCTTTTGAATGTTAGCCGCTGCCTTACCAACCTTATTGAGTTTAGTGATAAGATTGTCTAGAACTTCTGTCAGTTCTGCGATTGGATTATCCTTACATGCATCAGCAAGTCTTACACAAGTTCCATTCGCTCTGTTGTCAGCCTCTACGCCATTTGTTCCCTTTGTTGTGTTAGATGGTGTCTTAGGTGAAGATGTTCCTTGCTCACCAGTTTCTGATGGATCAGATGCAGTTTTAGGATCAGCACCATTCTTAACTTCACTTGCCTTATCAGGAATCCTGTTGTGAGCAGGCTTCATCTTGTCAGTCTTTCCGCTGTAAGGAACGAAAGGTGACTTATATTTTGGAGATGCTAGTTTAGTTACTTCGTCAGTTTTACCAAAAACTCCACTAATGCAAGGGAGTTGAGAATTATCGCCATCAAGGAAGAATCCAAATACAACATCTCCAGGTCTAATTTTATGACTGGAGTAGTTTCCTGCACCACCACTACCACCAGTGGTGCTTAGAAGAATGTTTGCATAAGGAAGTTTATCATTTGGCAGTTCTTCTTCACTGAAAGGGTGGTATCCCATGATACGCACACGAACCCTATTACCCCAGGTGTCTCTAATCTCACCAGGGGCAACTTGACCGATCCACCAACGGAATCCGTCTCTTCCTACGAAGTTATTTTGTAAACTACCAAATTCCTCTAATGACATTTATATCAGTCGTCGTAAACTAGACACTCTGGGGCTTCAGGGTTGGCATCACAATACAATTCCAGGGGAGTGGGATCATGATGATCTTCTGGATGATTGGCATGATATGCTTCTAATTCTTGCAGTTCTCCTTCAGTATGACGGCGCATTTGGGGAGAAATAGTAGGATCATCGAGAATCTTTTTGTCCTGCTCGATGTGTGCTTCGATGTTTTCCATTTATGCTTCTTTATTGTTTGGAGTATACAGTCCTATTGTATCACGGACTAATGTCAAATAGGTAAACGATTGCTGGCCTTGGAAATAATGACACAAATCCTTAATCATATATAGTCCACTTTGAACAGGGTCATGTTCATTCTGTTTTTGTTCTTGAGTTACTACAGAAGGGAACATGCATTTTATAACTTGTCCTGCTTCCAAATCTGTATTACATGGAACAGCCATTTTCACTTGCTGAGTGAACAATGAGTTGTATCGCATCAAAGATTGCGAATGATATTTTCCAGGATCAGCATTAGCACTCTTATCTTTATTATCACCTAAAGTTCCAATGTCTTGAACACCAGTGATAATTCTGGATGGAATTTCTCCAAGACTTATCTTTTGACCATATGCGTTTTCTACTTCTGGTAAAACAAATTGTTGTCCAAGATTTCTAACACCCTGAAGATAATCTTCTCTAGTAAATAATCCGATGTCAGGACTAGTGAATTGGAATGTCAATGGGTTCCAATATATTCTATAAGATGCAAACTGTCCCGTTCTCAGCTTTGCAATCAAATTAGTATTAGTAGAAGTTTTATACTTCAAAATTGCATTACTCGTATCCTTATTAATATTACTCTCATTAACATCGGAGTAAGTATAAGTCGCTACTGGATCTTGAGAAATGAGTCCATCAATTGATTTAAACTTAAATCCACTCTTTGTTTGATAAAACAGGAATCCAGCCGATGCATCTTTCTCAGTCTTTCCAGACACTGACTTCGCTGCAAGCATCTGTAAAACCGTAAATGGTTTTCTAGTGTTACCTAGAAATGCATACTTGTTTTGTGTATCATCAACGTCAAAAGGAAGGTTCGTTTGTATAACCTCAGACATAATTTTTTTAACGTTTTCTGAGATTCTGGCTGATCCCTCATATTTTTTATATACCCTACTTGTCTCGTTTTTGATTGCTTCTTTGGAAACTAGATGTAATGTAAATCTTTCTTTCTGATTGGTTGCAATTACATCACTAACTTTTCCAACGTGAAGATACTCCGTGGTATCATCCCATCTTAATCCAGATCCTTTTCTAGTGTCAATAGAAAGTTGCACTCTCTCACCACCTCTAACAGGCAATCCATTATATAATCCAGTCCCATTCACGACACCACCAGACGTTGTAATAATCAATTTTGCAGTCACTGTAGGTGAAAAAATATCCTCATAGTAAGTCACGGCAACAACACCATTGCGAATGTCAATGACATTTTGCTTGTCGTTAGACTCAATATTCAATACCTTATAGGTTGCTGACTGTTGAGCTGCCGTCATTGGAATGCAAGTGAAGTGAATAACATACTATTTAAGTTACTAAGCGATGACACTGGAACATCTGTTGATGGAACATTATCGGCATTATATTTTGGAGGTGCGGTAGCTGCACGTTTTTCCATTGCCATCTTGATTAAGCGGTCAAGTTTTTCCATATCGAGAGGAGGTTCTCCACCACTATCTAGAGGAGCAAGAGATCCTTGAGAGGGGTCCAACCCAGTATCCATTAATGGTCCACCTCTAGATCCTCCCTTAAAAGATACATGCAGGTGATCGTAGTGATTTGCAGTTTGCCAAAGAACTTCAGCAACTCCTAAAGATGATCGATTGTCTCTAAAATATTTTGCCAGAGAGTCTAACTGTGCTTTAGTGTTGTGTGATAATGGATAATCTAATGCTTCACCATAATTATGGTAGGAGTTATAACTCCTCCTCATCACACGTTCTCTACCGGAACCAGTATAACCACTAAACAAATTAAAGTCTGGATGTTGCCAGGGTGTATATCCTTTTGTAAGTAAAGAACGACCAACTTTTACCGCTTGCCCATATGCTGAAGATGGGTTAGCAGGCCTGCGAACAGATCCATCACCAGCTCCAGGAGTTCCTCTTTTTGCTCTTGCCCTATCTAATGCTGCCTCAACAGTTTCTGGAGAAATAGATGCTCTATTTCCTGCGCTACCGGCATATCTTGATTGCCCTCTTTTCTTTCCAGCTTCTGCATAAGATAATCCAACAGATGCAAACTCTCTAGCAAGTTCTTGTGCTGCTTCTGCTCTATTATTAGATTCTCCACGAATATATCTACCAACCTCAGGTCTTTTAAACCTCACCACATAATCAGTAAACTTTTCCTGAGTTGCAGCATCAAATTTATCAGATCCCTTTATCCCCATGTTCCTGACAAAACCTACCATGGTGTCAGGAATTATCTGATACTTTCCAACAGCAAACACTTGTCCAGCTGACTGAAGTCTCATAACTTCAGCAACTGTCATTTCCTGTAGATTTCTACCAAAATATCTTCTAGCTCCACCAGGACTATCGCCTGCATTTCCCCTGTTTATTGACTCGTATCCACCTTCTCCACCAGCAATTATCTCGAATAAATCTCCAGATTGAACCTTTCCTCCAGGTCCAGGTTCACCACCATCTTCAACAGGAAATGATCCAAGAGGAGCAGTCAATATTCTTTCGCCATCTTTAAAGTCTTTTTCCAAAGATGCAATAGCATTATCAAGTTTTTTTTGCGCTTTCTTTACATCACCACTTCTATCTTTAAAATCAAGGGTTAGAATTTGCTTTGTCTTTGCAGCAATGAGTTCAGTTGTTGAAGTCATAATCTGCAAATTCTTTTGAACCATGCTTCTAAAGATTTCTCCCATCCTTCTGATTCTTTGGTTCAAATCTTTGATTGCATTAATGATTTTTGGTAATTTATCAGTAATCCATCCAATCAGATATATTCCCAAGAAGTTCATGATTCTTGCGAATGCATCTACCGCAAAATTAGGAACCTTCTTTACCAAATTCAAATTAAATTTAGATCCCTGTTTTTCTAAAGCATTTTCTTTTGCCGTTCTAGTTTTTGCTTCCCCAAGTAAATAAACGCTTCGTTCTTCTTTTTGATTTAATTTCTTAGTTGTTTTAATTTTCTTTTGAAGTACTTTCCCAATATTGATTACAGTCTTTTTCACCATGCCAGCATTATTCTGCTGCTTGGTTAAAGCACCACCTGCGGCAGTCTTAGTTATAGCACGGTATTGTACAATAGCTGCCATTAGACTAATACATTATAGATGGAATAAGAAAAAACTAAGTATGGATTATCATAATTAGTTGATTCGATGGAGGGAAGATCAGTCACCAATTGTTTATTTGGTACTTGTTGTGGTGGCCTGGGAGATCCCATTGGGATTGGAATAACAACAGGAGAAGTTCTTCCTCCACCGTTTCTTATTGGTGTAAGTACAGAATTATTATTTACTGCACCTCCAGGAGAAACTCTCGTAACCTTACCTGTTCCTGCACCGTCATTTTGAGCTTCTGGAGATTTTATATTTGTTGCTGGGCCAGACTGAGGAGTTCTTGCATCCCAAGATGCCAATGCTTTAACAGTGCTTGACTGTTTGTCCATCCATGCAGAGAACCATTTATCAAATTCATTCTCTGGTTGTTTTTTAGAGTTAAACCAATCATCAAACGGTTTTACAACCGCTTTACCAACCATAGGACCAAGAAATCCACTAGCTGCTAGTCCTATCCAAAATCCAGCACCGGGAATGAGTGCCGATAAAGCAGCCGTTAAAGATCCAGAAAAGACACCCTCACCAAGACCCTCAAGTAAACCACCAAGAATAGCCTGAGTTGGAGATTGCCCAGACCCAAATCTATTTCTAACAGTAAAAAATGATGCTAAAACAGTTCCGAGTAAACTTTCACCAATAATATTTTTAAGTAATTTTCCTATAGAATTAGAACCTTTTTTAAGCAACTTGTCGCTGACAAATCCAGTCAATTTGCTAATTAAACCTTTCTTACCTCCTTTCTTAGCCGATTCTTTAACTGCGATGTCATAATATCCTTTAGGACCAGATGGTCCAAAATCAGTTTGTATCGGTTTTGGTGGTTTTTTTCCCTTCGGAAGCAGTCCTCTTACGGCTTGTGCTAATGGTTTTACAGTTTTTTCTGCAATTGGTTTTACAACACTTTCAGTTAATTGTTGTATAGGTTTTTGAACAATTCCTTTGAATTTATTCAGCATTCCAATGGCAAGATCTCTTATTTTTTTAAAAAATGGAGTAAAAATTTTCCTTCCAATTCTTAAAGAAAATCTAGTGATCGTCTTGATTGCATTTGCTACCCAAAAAGCAAATCCATTTGCAATATTAGCAACTGGTGCAAAAAATCTACCAAGAGAATTAATAAGTGTGTCTCTATACTTAGTAAATTCTTCAACATTCCCCGCTGCTTGAGCAGAGAACATATTGATGAGTTTATCGCTGGTCCAACCAGCCAAATAAATCATCAAGAATTTAGCAAGTCTTTCTAAGAAAGGAATTTGCACTTGCATTCCTTTCTTAGCTTTTTCTACTTTTTGTGCCTTTGGTTTGTCTGCTCCTTCTAACTTTTGCTCCGCAGATCCTCTGACTAGTTTTTCTCTTACCCTTCTTTGTTTCTCAAATTGTTCTTCTCTATACTTAGTTTCAGTCTCAGCATCAGTTTTTAATAGTGTTAGAATGTCACCCAACTTTTGATTAACATCATTCGTAGCGATTGCACCAGGATCTCTAACTACTAGAGCTCCGCCTGCAAGTCCACCAGAGCGGCCTCCTCCTCCGCCTCCGCCACCTCTAAAACTTCCACCTCCGCCACTTCCTCCGAATACTTTAGATCCAGAGACTTTAGCCTTTTTGAACAGTTCCTTTCTTTGCTTCGCAGTAAGATATTCTCCTGTTACAGGATCTTTACCGTGTGCCAGAATGGCAGTCATTAAATTGTCAGTCTTACCTGATGCCATTCTGTTGTTGATCCTTTAGTCTCTCTTCTTCCAGATATTGTGACAGGAGAGTAACGTATATTTCACGTTCCCAAGGGATCATGTTTTCCAACTCTGTCAGGCTATATTTATGGTGCTGAACTAGGGCAAAATTTGTCTTATAGTAACTCTCAACATTTTCATGAGAGAGTGCTAGCTGAAAAAACTTGCCAGTCCCTCCAGAACAACTTTATTTTTCTTTTTAGTTTTTGGATTAGTTACCGTAATCTCATGGGAGAGTTTAGGCATAGTCTCGAAGAATTGTTCAATCTTCTTAAAGTTAGAAGTTGGAAACTGTTCGAGAAACTCGATCATTTCTTTCTCAGTAAAATCAGCAGAATCCCAAGACTCTTCATCATTGTAAATTGCATCAACACATCTTGCAATCAGTTTAAAAGATTCATCTCCACCACCAACAAAGTTATTCTCGATAAACTCATCAAACTTTGGATACTTCATTTTAATCATGTATCCACCACCAATATCAATAGTGTTTACATGATCTTTATCATTAATAACTTTAATATCATCTACATCAACTTCAACTTCAACTTCCGTTTCTCCATCGTCTTCACAAGTTACAACAATGGGAATCTTTTCTCCAACGGATTTTCCACGAATGTTGAGAAATAATAACTCAATATCAAATGTGGCAAGTTGAGAGACATCAATACCTTTAGTAACGATGCAATTTGTTAAAACTTGTTTTACAGCTCTAGCAATTTGCTTGCTGTCTTCACTCTCCATGGCGAGGAGTAAGATCTTTTCTTCCTTAACTAGAAAAGGTCTAAACTCTATGGTCTTTTTAATAGAAGGAATAGTGAGTTCGTAAGTGGGAGTCGAAATTACTGGTAATGGCATAATATCCCTAAAAATTCAATATAAATTATTTATTACCCAATATCGGGTGGAGCAAATCCCTCAAATCCAGCTCCAGCAAATCCACTAATGTTTCCTTTAATTGGAGAAAGTCCAGCTCCAGAAAGAGGTGCTGCTAAAGTAGGTGTGCCAGGAGGATTTAAAGGTGGTACTTGTTGTTCTGTGTTAGTGTTTATTGGAGACTTATTGGCATCTTCTCCTCTGGCAATAGCAATACTCGATGCTTTACCACACTGATAGGTATCGTAATCAAAAGTGACGTTAACTCTGAGGATTTGAGATCCATCATAAGAAACAGGAGTCGAACTCAAAGATACTGGAAAGATGTTAAAGAAGTTGTATTCAAGTGGTTTAATTCTCTTATCTTTTTCGAATTTTGTGATGGAAAATCCAGACTTAGATTTATAAGTATCAGGATATCTCATCCTAACAAAATAACCAGGGTTTGACTTTTGTTGTCCAGAACCAGATGCAATGTATTCAATCCAGTGTTCAAATAATTTTAACATATTATAGTTTAGATCACAATAGAAACCAAGAGTAAGTTGGTCATACATTCTACTGTGAGCGTACTTTTGAGTAACTCCCATAAAATCCCCATACACATCAACTGTGGCCAAGGATGATCCAGGAAGAGTTGCCTCATAACATAATAGTCCAGCATCATTACTAATAAAAGCTGGAGATACGCCTCTAGATGATAAAAATGAACTTAAAGGACCAGGAAGACCACTCATTCTCACAAAGTAGTGAGAACTGAGAGCAAGTCTCGTTAGGAGTGGTGCTACTTCTGTAATTTTTGAGGCTATCGACATCTAAATATCTCTAATGCTGTGATTATTCTATGTCATATCAAGGAAAGTTTCGTCCCAGTAACACCAAAAAGTATAGAGGGAATCCCACAAACATTATTTATCGCAGTTTGTGGGAAAGAAAGTTCATGGTTTACTGTGATAAAAACGAAAACATCCTCGAATGGGGTAGTGAAGAGATTTCAATTCCATACAAATCTCCACTAGATAAGAAGTGGCATCGCTATTTTCCAGACTTTTACATCAAGTACATAGACTCAAAAGGTAAAATTAAAAGGTCTATTATCGAGATCAAACCATTCAAGCAAACTCAACAACCACCACTACAAGAAAAGAAAACTAAGAGTTACGTTTATGAAGTAACTCAATACGTTACAAATCAAGCAAAATGGGCTGCTGCAGAAGAATTCTGCAAAGACCGTCTGTGGGAATTCAAAGTCTTTACGGAAAAGGAGTTGGGCATAAAATGAAAGAATCTGACTTTAGGATCAAGCAAATTATCGATGAACTGGAAGATCTTGTAAAGAGATTAAAGGCTGAACATCTACGTTCTGAGTTTGGTCTCGATGAGAAAGATCACACAAAGGGTTTAACTTATGATGATCTACAAGACGACGATGGTTACATGGACTAATGAATAGAATTCAGAACATTCTCGATGATCTGATTGGAGTAGAAGATCCAGACGATCTAATGCTTTCAATCATGCAAGCACTAACAGATACAGTTGATCAGGTTGCTGTTCCAGGAAATTATTATACATTCATATATCTTCCAAAAACTCCAAATATCCAATACGATGAACACCCACTCATAGCTTGCACTACCGCATATAACTGGGGATTTGATGCTATCAATTATCACTGGAGAAAACCCAGAAGATATACATTCGATGAAGTTGCGGGAAACCTATACGAAATCTCAGAGGAAGAAAAGAATACCTTGAGAACTATACCATACCAAAAATTTAAACTAAATATCTAAAAAGGGTAAAATGGTACAAGACCCAAGAGAAGTAACAAGATTAAAGGCACGTCCTAGTGCAACTGCTGCTAATGCAGCAGCAACTGCTGCTGCCTCAGATAAATCATCATTTGCTTCTATAAACGCTCCTCTCAGGTATCCTATTGGTAGCATCGATACATATACCGATTTTATGCTTTTTGAAGAGTTGAATTATAGATCAACTTACGGAACTGATGGAAAAGGAAATCTTGATAGTCTCATTGGCGGTGGAGAGAAAATCCTTGATGATTCTAAAGAAGATAAAATTGCAAGAGGACTTCTCCTGCGAGTAAATGAAGCATCAAGCGCATATGCAAATTCAGTCGCAATAAACACAATCATTCTTCCAATTCCAGGTAATATATCGGATACAAATGCCGTAACATATGGAGAAGATAATTTAAATTCTTTCGCAGCGGCCGCTGTTAGTGCTACTGCTAGTGGAATCAAAGATGATACTGTTACTGGTGGTATTGGCAAAATTATGAATCGTGTTTTGGGAACAGTAGGGGCTCTTGCGTCTGATGCTGGAATGAAGGATCCATCTGCACTGTTCTTTGGATCAATGGCAGCAAATGTTTTTGGAGCCAATACATCCTTTGAAGGGTTACTTTCTAGAGCAACTGGTCAAATCATTAACCCAAATTTAGAACTCTTGTTCACTGGTGTTGCCCTTCGTTCATTCACCTTTGATTTTAACTTTGTACCTAGAAGCAAAGAAGAAGGTGAAAGAGTAAAGCAGATCATCAAAACTTTTAAGATGGCAATGTCGCCAAGAAGATCAACTACTGGTCAAGGATTGTTCCTTTCCACTCCAAATGTATTCAGATTAACATATAGAAGTGGTAATAAAAACCATCCATTCTTAAATAGATTTAAGATTATGGCTCTGGAAAATATGTCCGTGAACTACACCGCATCTGGTCAATATGTTACATATGACGATGGAACTCCCGTCCATATGCAGATGCAGTTAGCGTTTAAGGAACTCAATCCAGTTTATGCTGATGATTACAACGATGTTGCTGGAGTAGGTTACTAATGGGATTTTATTTTAGAGAAGTTCCTAATCTCGATTATATTTCTCCATTTAGAGATAGACCTTCTTCGGAGACATACATCACAGGAAAAAATCTTTTCCGTAGAGTAAAGATCAGAGATGATCTCAAGGGAATCTTTACTTTATATAATGAGTATAGTATTGAAGGAGATGATCGTCCTGACGTTGTTGCTGAGAAAGTCTACAATGACAGTTCTTTGGACTGGGTAATTCTAGTCACAAATAACATTATCAACATCAGAAATGAATGGCCTCTGTCTGACAGAGACCTGAGAAATTTCTGTCAGGATAAGTATGGTAATCAACTTCTAGATACTCGCTACTACGTCACTACAGAAGTTACAGATTCTAAAGGAAGATTAATTCTTCCCGCAGGGTTGACTGTTGACTCAGATTTCACAATTCCTGATCCAGATGAAGCAACCCAAAATATCAATCCTGTAACAGGCGTTAGCAATCTAGAGTATGAAACAAACAAGAACGATGAGAAGAGACAAATCTTTATCTTAAGACGTGAGTATCTCGCTCAGTTCTTGGAAGATACAAAACAGGAAATGTTCTATAAAAAGTCTAGTCAGTACGTTAGCAATACTGTTAAGAGAGGCGATAACATTCGTACATCATCACCCTAATCTAAATAAGAACAGATAGCGGTATTTTCAATCATGGCCAGAACAAGAAAAAATTACGCAGATTCTGAGGTAGAAGTTGCTCCCCTTGAGTTTAGTAAGGGTGGATGTTCGAACTGCAACTGTGCAGAATTAGAAAAAAGAATCGAGGCCCTTGAGAGTGCGTTAGCACATATCAAGCAAACCTCGATCTGGAATAATAAGTGGGATTAAGTTATCATTTTCCGAGTACATAATAGGGTGGTAGTGAGACTATCACCCTATTTTTTTACCACTCGGCGGTCTATTCTTCGGCCAAACGCTGGAAGTATGACAGCGTGTCGTCTTCATCATCTTCTTCCCTAGAAGAGGAAGACAGGGAGTTCAGTTCAGAACGAAGATCATCATCGAGATCACGCACTGGACCACGGAAGTCATCTTCATCTTCAACTTCCTCATCCACAGGAGCGGGACGGGAGTTACCTTTACCTAGGACTGCTTCAAGACGGGTCTTGAGTTCATCATAGGTCTTAAACTGAGAAGGTGCAAGGAACTCTGCAAGAGAGTATTGCTTCTTCCAAATTGCTTCCATCTCATCATCTTCATCGAGAAGAGGTCCCTGAATGGCAAACTCACTAGAGTCATAATTCCAATAACCAGCAACTCGCTTAATCTTCAGTTTGAAGTTAGCGCCTTGCCAGAAATCAAAGGGGTTGATGGGAGTCTCGTCTTCAAATTCAGGTTGCATTGCAGCCATGATCTTGTCAAAGATCTTCTTACCATACTTGTAAAGGAAGACCTTACCCTCGTTCTGCGGATTGGCAGGATCTTTCACAACATAAATGTTGGAAACGTAAGACAGTTTACGCTTCTGCTTACGGGCCTGTTCCTTACCAGCATCGGTGCCGTTGTTCCACAGCATAGAGTTATGCTCAGATACAGGATCCTTCTGACCGAGAGTAGTCAGAGAGTTCTCGATGTACCAACCACCAGGACCTTGAAAGGCATGGGAGTAGACTTTGGCGAAAGGCATATCTTCGCCATCAGGAGGAGGAAGGAATCGAATAACAGCATAACCGTTGCCGGCTTTGTCTACTTCAGGTTTCCAGAGGCGTTCGTCGCCAGAACCAGCAGACTTGTTCATCTTCTCGACTTGCGTGACCAGTTTCTGAGTCAGCGAACCGAGTTTGGATTGTTTCTTGAGATTAGCAAAAGACATTGGATAGTTGGATGAATTGGGTTGGTTGAAGACTTCTTTATCATACCAGAGGCATGAAAGGATGTCAAGCCTGTGACTGTTGCATCATTTGCTCTTGAATGTACATCGGCACCATACTGTACCAGCCTGTAGCAATGATCTTAGAATTCTCTTGGGAAATCTGTCCCTTGTGAGCATAAGTGAAACTAGTTGGGAATAATACCAGTGTTCCTTTTTCTGCTTTGGTAACTACATCAAAGTAAGGAAACTCTGTGCCACCATCAGGACAATCGTTCAGATAAATCATCCAAACAATCATTCTAGTTGCCAGTGCTTCATTAATGGTTTCGTAATGAAGTTGGAAAAATCCTTCTTTAGGTTTATATGACTGAAGAATGGCCAATGGTTCCATTCTCCACATTTGTCCTGTTTCTAGGATAGGATACTCCTTGACATACTCTTCCATTCCATCGGTAAGACACTTATCAAGTTGATCAATTACAAATTTTTGATCTTTCTGTTTACTATTGACGTTGATAATAATGTCAGTTGACTTTTTGATCTTGGTATCGATTGTTGTCATGCCGCACATGCCAGGCATTTGCAACTTTTTATTCTGCTTGAAAAATGTAACTAGATTGTCAACGTTTTGCTCGCTGATTGCATTTTTTTTAACAAAGATCCCAGGAGCGGGAATTTCATAAGTCATTTTTTATATGGAGGGCTTTCCAGAATGTTTCTAATCGATCTAATCATACCATCAAACATTTCCATTACCGAGACTTGATCAGAAAATCCCATCAATAATGCAGACTGTTCAATGTCCTTTTTCATTTTCTGTGCATCCTCGTCATCACTAAGACAGATGCGAGTGTAAAGAATTCTTTGTTTCTCTACCAATTTGACTAGATCTTCAAGGTGAGAGCGTTGCTCTTTAATTGGTAGAGTTGGAAAAGTAAAAAGGTCGCCATGAATTGTTTGCTGAAGTCTATCAATCTCCTTCAGTTCTTCTTGTACGATTTCGGAATCAAAAAAGTCTGACATTTCACTTTTTTCCAATATTTAGTTATAGTGGTAGTCGGGCTCTAGTTGTCTTCTTCATAAAGTTTAGTTCAATTGCATCTCGTTTTAACTTCTCTTTTAGAGGTTTCGAAATCAGTTTGGGAATGGTATCGATCTCGATACTATTCATCTCACAGTATAGCACGATGGCATCAATGTAGTTGACACTGTTATCTTTCACAATCTTCTCGATTGCAACAGCAAACTTCTCTGGAGTTAGAAATTTTTTGGCGATCTCCGCCTGTAATTCATTATCCATAGTTGGAAAGATTATGTTCAACAAAGTTTCTGATGTATCGAGATAGCATTCCAATGTATTTTTTCTTGTCATATTCCTCATAAACAACGCATTCTCCGTCTTCGCACGCCATAAGAATGACGAACTTCTTAACGGGTATATTAGTTAATTCGTAGAACATGCAGGCATAAGCCGCACACTGTACGAAGTAGTGATCAATCCACTCTCTCTTTTTGGGTTTGGATGATGTTTTGAAGTCGATTACAGCAAGTTCACCATCAAACTCAGCAATACAGTCAACAGTTCCTGCAACACCAAGAACATCGCTGTAAAGAGCGGACTCTAGACAGTAGATATTATCAATACGATCTAGAGTGCTCTTTGAAATATTAAACAGCAACTGTGATAATGGTTGCACAGAAGGCTGATCTTCCTCATTGTTCAGATATGACTCCACTAGGGAGTGCATATCCGTTCCTCGACTAGTAGCTCTTGCGGTAATCTTATTTGCTTCTTCCTCACCCACTTTAGTTCTCCAAGAGGCAAACTTAGGTGCTGTGATGAAAGATGTAATCGTTGTGATAGAGATGAATAGTTTCTCTACGTCGTCGATTTTATAGAATCGTTTACCCTCAATAGTTGTTCGGGAAATATTCGGAAGATCAATACTGTTGTGTTTAAACATCAAAAACCAAGGGCAATTTTATGTACTAGGTACTCTTTTACGAGGCCAGATCTTACGATGTCATCAACACCAAACTCAATCAGATCAAATGATTCCATTTGCTGAATGATACGAACGAAATCTAGGATTCCATTCTTCTCATGAGTTTTAATAAGATCAGACTGACGAGCGTCACCACAGAACATAATCTTGGCGTTCTCACCTACACGAGTAATTATACTATCTAATTCGTGAAAATTCAAGTTTTGGCATTCATCAACGATAATGATTGCATCGTCAATGGTAGTTCCACGAATAAAAGAAGTAGACCAGAAAGAGATGGTTTCTTGTTGTTTAAGATTACCATACAACATTTCAAAATCAGAATCAGAAGGCATCTCGAACATGTATTTCACCATGTTCTTGTATGGTATCTGATACAGAGAAGATTTGTCTTCGTGGTCTCCAGGGAGGAATCCGATTTCTCTAGTCGAAACAAGAGAACGAACAATATAGATTTTATTGTACGGAGTATCCTCGCTCAGTACTTCTTTAAGTGCATTATACAGGACAACAAATGTTTTTCCTGTTCCTGCAGCTCCATACGCAAAAAGGTTTTTACCCTTTTTATAAGAATCAAACAGTTTAATTTGATTCTCTGTCAACGGATTGATATCCGTGAGCAAATCCGCACTAAGAGGTTTCCTTCTTTTTTGCGACTTGATAGTAAGACCTACGCCAACATTGTTGACCGATGACTTTCTTCTAGGCATAAAAAAATTAGATTTTTTTGACTCGGGATCCAGGCGATGCAGCAGCTCGACCTAACACATCATTCCAACCGGGGTTTTTAGCGACGAGTTTATCTCGCCACTCACCAACCTCTCCAGGAGAGGGGCAAGTTGATGGGTCAGACCAATCTCTCTGCCAGTCTGGATTATCGTTTTTCCACTGTTCCCAGTCGTGGACGCTCAGAACCACGTCTTTCTGTTCACCAGTGATTTTATTAATAACAGGATATGTTGCCATCAATTCCACTCCAAAGCTTTGGCACAAGTCGGAAACTGCTCAACAAAGATTTCTTTACACTTGTTGGCAATGTCCATATGTTCTTTCTGCGTTCCGTTTGCAGATCTTAATTGTATATAGTGAATCCAAGAGCGTGCAGATCCGGTCATATAAATTCTGGTTGGCGTTGCCAGAGGAAGCACCATTCTAGCACATTCTTTGGCGACTCCCTGAGATAGCATAAAGTTATACACGTCTTGGGCATCTCTGAAGAGATCCTGAACCATTTTATTCAGGAGGAAGATTTTCTCCTCATCCAGATCATCAATAGAGTTTTGACGATTCTTTGTATCTTGACGACGAAGTTCAGGAAGGGGAATCTCTTCAGAAAGAAGATTAGTATCAGCGTAACGCTGTGAAAATTCTTGATATGTGAACGAACGGTGCCGGAGAATTTGAGCCGCAATTGCCCTAGAGGTTTCAATCTCCAGAGTCATATGCGCTTGCTCAAATACACTCCAATGGTTGTGTTTAATGCAATATGCAAGGAGTTTTGAATACTCAGGATTCTCCTGATTGTTTGGATTCGACACTCTCGCAACATACCCCATCATCTTTTCCGCATCCGGGGTTACACTCACCAGTTTCACATTCTCTAGCACACTTCTCTCCTTCATTACGTTTGATTGATCTCTTCACCATTTTAGCATATAACATCTCTTCTTGGGTATACCAGTCAGGATGTTCTTTATACCTTTTGATGAGTTTTTTTGCTGCCTTTTTGTTGGAAAGTTCCTTCACAACCTTACCCCCAATAGACTATAAAAATATTTAGGATGAAAAAAGAGGGGTGGTTAACCCCTCAACTTATCGTTATTTTGCAACTACTAGTTGTGCTAGTTGAGCTTTGTGACGACGATCTTCTTTTTGCTTCTGCTCTTTGATGAGTTGAAGGAAGTTAAGTTTTTTCATCACTTATGACCCTCCTTTACAAACTTAATACCACGATAGGTCTCGTTGTATTGTTGGGGTTGTTGCATCATCTGCTGTTGATATTCGATACGCTTTTGAGTATCGTACTCAACGCCACGATAAACTACTTTCGACATTGGTTTTTCTCCTAAAGAAATGAGATGGTTAGTCCCGTTCCTTCAGTCGGCTTTTGCGTCTATGGGGCAAGACTTTGGAGAAATCTGTTTGATCTCCCAAATAATATCATTCTTCGCTTGTTTGGGAATGTCGTGTTTAATGACTCTCCCAACCATTAATTGTGCCTGTAAGCAAGTTAGAATGATTGCTTCCATAGATGAACGTCCCGTTCCGAGTCGGCTTACTTGCGTCCTATTTAATTTTAGCACCTCATAACTACGTCTTTTCGTAGTTCTAGTAGCAATCGGTCTTCTGTTCTTTGGTTAACTACATCGTCGTTTTTAACGATGTCCATTAGTTCCCACGCTGCGTCACAACTTATACTCACAGGATATGAATTTTGAATAAGTCGTGGCGTTGAAACAGAAAGAAGTGGAACCCATGCTAAAAGCAAAAGTGCTTTCGTCATAGGATGAACGTTAGAGGAATATTATACTCTAATTACAGTATATAGTCAAGTAGTTCTGTAACTTGTGTTACAAATTTAAGGGTTGTAACTGACTTTCGGGAAGAACCAATGGTTCAACAATATCATCTGGAATCTCAGGGTACATTGAGTCAAAATATTCCTTAGGAACAGAAGGTACAATATTGGTGGTAGGAAGTGCCTTAGGAATCTCAACATCAATAACCTGACCAGCTAAGAATTGGTTTCTAGTGATCGTTCTATTTTCTGGATCAAAAGCGACCATGGCAAGAGCATCTTGCTCAATACCACAGTCGCAAATCTTTCTACCAGTCTTTGTCTCAATTACAGAGAAGTAATCTTCAGTCTTATACTTTTTCATAACAAAATTCAGAGTTTACTTTTTCTTTTTGTTGCCCCAGTTAGCAGCACCCTTTTTACGGCACTGAACCAATGCACCCGATGCATAAGCAGAAGGCCACACCTTGAAGCGGCGCTTTACTTTATTATAGCACGCATCCTTCTCACCTGCTTCTTCGTTAGTCACATAATCAGCAGCGGTATCAATATAATCTTGTGCCTTAGTAATCTTGGATTGAACCCAGGCTTCCATTCCACCTTTCTTATTCTTTCCAATCTTTTTATCTAATCTAGATGCAGCATTGCGAATAGACTTTAGTTCAGATCTGATCATCGAATACTCATCATCTTTCTCAGATACTTCTTCGCCCATGGGTTTTACATAATTTTTATTGGGTCCTGGTTTAGCAGCGTCACCTCCCATGGGTTTTTTTCCTTTCTCTTTCATAGAGATGGCAATAGCAGCTTGTTGTGCTGCATTTGCTGCTTCTCCAAGTTCTCCAAGTGCTTTTGCTTTACGAACTTTCTTTGGATTTAACTTACCACCAGGATAGTTTCTTTCATCATTACCCTCAAAGTCAGGATCTACATTTGCACGATGACGTGCTGCTCTTTCGGGAGAAAGTCTATCGGTATGAATATCCTTTCTGCGATTAGGAGCAATCTTATCTGCTGCCCTCTTTTCTTTTTGCTTCTGACGACTTCTTTGTTGTTTGAAGTCTTTCATTGTCATGCCTTCGTCAATGTCATACTGATATTCCTCGGGGAAAGGATTTCCTACAGTATGACCTCTTTTCTTAGAAGATTTGTCATGAAGAGCAATGCTACCCATCTGACTATTAGCATAGTCTTTACCAGCAGTTTCTGATCTCTTAGTTGTGCTCAGTTTGGGCCCTGTTTTCTTTGCACCGATTCCAGCTTTTACATGCTGTTGCTGCGTCTCTCTTTCTGTGCGACGCTCTCTAGCAAGTTCTGCACGGTATTCACGATCCGTCGCTTCTGCCAAGAATGACTTAAATGATTTCATTTCTTTTTCTCCTTCTTTTTCTCGGTGGCGACGTTGATCGGTTTACCTTTACGATTTGGATTTTTATCCTGTTTATTCTTTCTTCTAAATGCGCTTTCCTCTTCTTTATCGGAGAGGTCTGCCTTCATTTTTGAAGAACCACACTTCGGTTTTGTGGTTTGTCCTGGTTGTTTTGCACAGGGTTTTCCTGCGTATTTACCACCCAGTTGAACCCAACCAGGGGTGCCATCAGAAGAGCGACTCTTAGCAAACCAGTCATGCAAAGAAGAATCACCACTCTTGTTCGCTTCAATTACAAACTCCCTGAATGACTTCATTTTAATCCCGCAACACGGTCAATAGCATCACCCAATCTACGCTTGATTCTATCACCTACTCCCTCTTTAGGTTTGGAAGCGGGTTTTGGATTTTGGCGGTTATGGTAATCCATATAGGATTCTCCTGATCTTAGTTTCCTAGGATCTTCCTTTGGTTTAGATGCTGCTTCACGATCTTCACGAGCACGCTGATTGGCACCAGGGCCACCCAGTTTGCGATCTTGTTCAGGATCAGGGTGCCAGGTATCAGCACGTTCTTTAACGCAATCATTAACAAGGCGGCCGCCTTTCATTTTCTTGCCGACCTTTTTCCAGCCTTTCCAGCAAGATTTTGCTTCCTCGTCAAATTGTTTAAAAGATTTCATGCTGGTGAACCATTACCGATTTATTTATTCGTTTGACCTCCACACCTTTCTCATTTCCTGATATACAGGATCATATGCGGCTTTATCTCGAACTACTTTAAAGACTTGTGCTGCTTTTGCCTTTTCATTCACTGCCCAATCTTTTTCTTGTGGTCGAACCACGGGTCTCGAACCCTTTTTATCGTATTTGCGTCCGTCTGAATGATTAGCATATCTGCGGGCTCTTGTGAAACCCATTTCAAGGAATTTTCTCGCCATGTCCATTCCAATGAAATCACCTTTCGACTTATAATTCTCGAACATCGAGTATATTTTAGTAGAAGATTGATGAGCAGTATCTTCATCTACAAACCTCCAGTGTTTGCATATATCGTTAGTATAAGGCCGTACCAGTAGAACTCCTTGCTCTCCCCTTCCAATACGATAAAGTTTGCGAGTCTCTGAATCTGTGAAGTCAAGAGACTTGTAATCGAGATCATAATCAAACTCTTTCATCGTCCAGTGACATCTTCGTATTCAACCACTTTACCATACTTGAAATGTAATCGCAAGCGGGGCCAGTCCTCCCATTTACCCTTCCATTGTTCTGGATAGATTTCAATGTATTTGGTGATGGCATGAACTTGATACTTACCGTGCTTTCCTGTAGGTATCCACTCATAATTTAGAAAATATCTTTCTGGATTATAACGTGGATCATCTTTTTTAATAGTCTCAAACGTAGAAGTTCCCCTATAATCACCACACCACAAATAACCAGCAGGATCTATCCAGAAGTGAGACATAGTTCCACTATATCCTTCTTCAATATCTTTGGTTTGGTTTATACCCATGAAAGGTTCTGGTAAAGGATAACTACTCTTCACCCAGTCGAACATTCCCATGGTTCAATCCCAACTAACGTTTTGCACGAGAAACCCAGGCATCACATAAGTCCAAGCACCTAAGTCATTATGTCCACCAGTTTTATATTCCCACTTGTACTCAAACTTGTTATGACTATCCCAAGTCATGTATCCTTGTTCTTTATCAAAACGACCTTTGATAGTCAATCCATGTTTGTTAGAGAAAATGTTGCGAGTGCGAAGTGCTCCACCCTTTTCACGGGTTTCAATCACCACACAGGTATCAGGATAGGTTTGAATACCCTGCTCCAACATACAGGGAGTTTCATAACGAAATGGACGGTAAAAGGCATTTTGTTCTGGCGTCGCAAGTGCAGGAGCACCAGAAAGAACAAGCAGAAGTGCAATCAGTTTTTTCATTGGGCTTTCAGAAGATTGTGGTAATGAAGGACTTCGGGATTTTCTGTGTCTTTACAACGTGTATAAAAGATTCCATCTTTATAACATGACTTTTCAGAACTTTGCGTGTCATATTTTATGACAGGTACTTGCGAATCTCTAAAATTACACAATTCTCCTTGCTTGCTTACAAAATTATCAAAGCATAATCCAGCGATGAATGGAGCAAGAAGTTGAAGCGTATACACTCAAAGAGCCTCCCAAAATTCATCCCACTGCTGTTTGCACTTTTTAGATGTATCATCCCTATCACAGGAATCAAACGGTTCATCATTCCCCACACCAATCTCAATGTCACGATGACCTTTTAGAAGATACAGGAGATCAACGCTTTTATCCAACTCTTTCCTGTGATGCTTAACATTATCACTTACAGCCGTTACGATTGTCTCATAGACTTCTTTATGAGTAATATCATCACAACTGAGGGCATCTAAAACCCAATTTTCAAGATGTTCCAGAGTATATTTCTTGTAACAAAAATCACTCAACACTGGGCGGCCTTCAATGGTCATCGAGGTAATCCTTGATTGCTTCCTGCATTATAAGACTAACCTGCTCTGATGTCAAGCCGTTCATCCAAGACCATTTTGGGTCTTGTGGATCCCAGTCCATCTCAAAAGATCCATCTTCTTTTTGTATGATTTTTAAACTGTCTTCCATTTTAATTCAAGTTTTTTGTCGAAGATCATAACGTATCTATGTTTTCTAGAACGATCACGCCACTCTCCTTCTATTCCTTTGATTTTTCCACGAGAGTGTTTAGTTCCGTCTGCATAGTAGAAATCTTTTTTTCGATCCGTAAGACCGCAGTACTTAAAGTTGCAAGCTCTATAAATTGTACCAGAATGGTAATCTGAATCAGCATAAGAAATGATTGCTTTAACTTCAGTATCTTTCCGAAGTTGTCTAATCGCTTTTGACACAAACCAAGAAGTGATGTTATATTCTCGTGACTGCGTAATAGGTTCGATGCAAAGTCTTGAAAGTTCGAATAATCCTTGTTGTTCATGTCGTTCAAGTCCAAACGCTCCTTTTGCTATTTCTGGTACAGGGAGACCTGTAAATATGCAAGTGCCAAGACACCCACCTATTCTGAGAGGACAATCCCAATCAGTATCCTTAAAAAGTCCATAATTGAACCCAGATTTGAAGTCCTTGGATAAATCCTTCAAATAGTGATACTGAAGAAGCAGACCCTTTGCTTCCTCTTTGGAGATTCGGTCAATGGAGTAATCTGTCTTCATAGAACCCATTATATCACATATCGACCCTATAGGCAAAAAAATAGCCCGAATTTTTTTTCGGGCTTTTTTGTAATTATTTTTTCTTTTTGGTTTTGGGTTGATACCCCCATGACTTTGGATTGACATTTCCATTTCCAAAGTCCCACCCAACAAACTCTTCTCTGAATTTGTCCCAATACATATCAAAAAGTTTTGTGTTCTTGGATGGTTTAGTCAGATCATAATGCATTTCACCATCAATTTTATACTTAATGATTTTTGCATCTCTGGGAGCATCTTTGGTATTAACCTGCTCCCAGGTTCCATCTGCTACGATAATTTCACATCCGTATAAAGAAAGAGCATCTTCTCGTTCTGCTTTAGTCCATCCAACCACTTTAGACTCGGCCTCCCCATTTAATATCCGGGTAGGCTTCGGAAACAACTTCTCTGTCAATTTTATACTCGCTCTGTAGATTTTTGTCTTTAACAAGATTGAGAACTTTAGCCTCATCACGATGAATTGACTCAAGCAATTCGATATAAAGTGCCTCTCTACGAGTTCTGTTCAGATCATAATTTCCACCAACAACAAAGTTGTAAAATCTCTTTGTATGCTGATTCAGTCTACTCACACCATCAACGGGATGAGACTCTTCATTTGGTTTGTAGGGAACATCACCTTCAGGAATAGCAGACTGAATGGAGTCGTCAAAATTCCAGATGAGAAGAGAAACCAAACAAGGATTTCTATACTCTTTCAAAACTTCGACTTTTTTTGCCTTGGTTCTTTGCTTAGAAACAAGATCAAGAATTTCACTCTGTAATGGGTTTGGCGGTAACTTTGTGGGAGCCGCTTTCTTTACAGAAACTGTTTTAGTAGTCATGATTAAAAATTAATCCTCCTCTTCTTCATCATAATCATCTTCGGTTTCAAACCTAACAGCAATCAACTCATCAGGGATAAGTCTTCCATACTGATCAAACATCTCGGGGTGCATTTCTGCTTGTGCTTCGTATGCTGTGGCATCTACTTGAGACTTCCATACCCAGCCAATTAAAACCCCCATCATCAATGCTCCGACTATCATGAACGCAGTCATTATTGCAACTACTGCTGTTAACATCGGACAACCTCCTATCTTTTTTTGAATTTCCTTCTAGAGGAAATGTAAATGCGGATTTCTCTTCCGAAGAAGACAAATGTCTGATCAATTATAGTGCGAGGTTTTCTTCTCCCTGATAATATTACATCAACACCTTTATTTATTGACATGAAATCAATTTGATTGCCTGGTTTTGATAAACTCAATTGCTTCTTTTGCTCCTCCGATTAACTCTCCATCAATAATAACTCTTGGAAAAGTTGCATCACCAAACTCACTTTTGAATTGTTCTCTGTCAAAGTGCTCATCAAGAGTATACACCACATGTTCGATATTTGTCAAGTCCATGACTTCTTTAATGAGTTTGCAGTGCTTACACCCCTCTTTTGAATAAATGATTGCGTTCATGATTTTATAGGTTAATTGTTTTATATATCAGTACAATCCTGGCATGGTAGCAGGATCATCTAAAAGAATATGTGGTCTCCAAGGATTAGCAATCATTGTTTCTTCGGTTACAATGTCACTAGCAACACTTACTCTTAGATCATGATTTGTAGTATTTGTTCTGTGATATACCCAACTAGGCCACATAACAATTCCACCAGATATTGTTGGAAATGCAACTGCCTCACCTTCATCGAATGGATTCAAGAGATAAAGACTGGTATTAGATGCCTGTGGATAATATGTACATGCTAAGTATGAATTTGGTCCAGACACATGACAGTGCCTGTTTACAAATTGCCCAGACCTTAAACAATTAGCCCAAGTATGAATGTAAACTTTGCGACGTTGATATCCAAGATCAGATAAAAATCTCAGATAGTGTTCACGAATCATCTCAAAAAATTCCGTCTGAACTTTATCTTCTGGGAATCTCTTGAGATGATTGCCGTCTAGTCTATCTCCACTATCGTCCAACAAATTATGTTGTTTCCAATGTTGAGTGAATGCATATGGATCTTCAGTATTTTTAATTACTTCAGAAACCAACTCTTCATCCTCAAGCATTTTCTCACACTTCAAGCAATACTCAATGAGTCTTTTTTTGAAGTCTTCACTTCCATGTTTTGCGGTATAGTGTTGAATTAAAAATGATGGTGCAAAGGGAGTCTTTGGTTCTGCTCCTCTCCAGTATTCAGTTTTACTCATAATTCATGCCCCATATATGCGGCACCGATAGGAATGCCAGAATCATCACTGACTGGTTCAACATATAGTTTTACATCGTCTGGAAGGTGTTTAAGGTATTCATAGTTGGCTACACAGTTCAATGCACAACCACCAGACAATACAATGTTTTTACATCCAGTTTGAATTGATGCGGTTTTCAGAAGATGGGTCATGTAAATCTCAAAATCTAATTGCAATCTCCAGGCAAGATTGGCGAGAGGTTGAAACTTTGGATGATCTGGTGTCATATCATCTACTTCACCCTCAAATTTTACATACTCATAGGGTATAAACTTTGCACCGTACTGAACTCTATGAAAAAGGTCTTGATCAATTACTGAGGGATGAAGTAAGAACGGTTTTATGTTTGGATCTGGTTTACCATAGGCAGCCAACCCCATAAGAATTCCAGATCCAAGTTCACCAAATCCAAGATAAACTGACATAGCAGAGTAAACCATTCCAATGCCAATCTCTGCATTTTGATTAATCCAATCACACTTTGGATATGGACGATCACAATCAATAAAAGTTGGTGTAACATTTTTCCAAACGCATTCAAAATTTCCGTTCTTTACATGATATACACTTTCAACTTCATGACAAGTTGGTTCGTCGTCGTCATACTTTAATGGATTTCCCATTCCATCAGCAACCACAACAACTGCTTCATCAAAACCAGAATTATAATACCCACAAGCAGCATGAAAAATATGGTGCTCTGTAGATATAATTCTATTAATGTGATCGTTTTTTATTCCATAAAGTTTCTTATACCACTTTGCTACTTTATAATCAAACTCAAGAGCCCATTCATGAATGTATTCGGGTTCCCAAGTTTTATGCAACAATCCAGTAATGACCCATTTATCAACTCTGGTGTGCTCTTCCAAGTAATCTAGAACAAAAGTAGGATCAATATCATGCTTGTACCTACTTGCTCTTTCTTCCGAGAGAAACCAGTCAATCTTACCATCAGTCACTTGGCAAACGCCAGCATCATGAGTAAGATTGACTCCCCATACTGTCTTATGCTCTGTCATTTGACATAATGGTTACCAGTTTTCCAAGATCTGCAAGATACAGATAATTGATACCAGAGTTTCTAAGCGTCCACAGAGCATCCTCTACGGTCTCAACAAGAGGTTCACCACCAAGGTTGAAAGAAGTATTGAACAGAATAGGTACACCAGTTCTCTCATAGAATACCTTGATCAGATTGTAGTAATTTGCATTCTGCTCTTCAGTAACAGTTTGAATTCTACAAGTCTTATCAACGTGCATGATGCTAGGAATCTGTTCCGCTTTCTCCTCAGAAGCAGCATTAACGGCATACATCATGAAAGGAGTATCATCCATTCCACGAAGATCAAACCAATCATGAACGTGCTCGGCCATAATTGTACCAGCAAAAGGACGGAACCATTCACGCTTCTTGATAGTATTCACCTGATCTTTTCCATCCTTAACAGTAGGATCAAAGAGAAGACTTCTATTACCAAGAGCACGAGGACCAGCCTCAGATCGACCTTGATAAAGAGCAACGATGTTTTGCTCCTGAATGATATCAATGACCTCTTCAGGAGTTACATCTCTAACTTCCTCACCTTCTTTAAGTTTAATATTATCGTAGGAAGGTTGAGGACCAAGATAAAGTGATTCGTTCTTTCTAATCGTCATGTCTTTTTCTGATTCATGCCAAACGTATTTTGCTGCACCAATACAAGTTCCACCATCGTGAGCGATGGCCTCACAGTATAGATTTACACCTTCGGGGAGATGTTCACGATACTTATAGTTTGCAACACAGTTCAAACCATATCCACCAGCGATAACAATGTTCTTTTCACCAGTCAATTCAATCGCTTTATGAATCAGACGAATCATCTCATCTGAAGTTGCCTCTTGAACAGCATAAGCAAAATCTTTTTGAACTTCAAGACTATCTGTATCCAGGTATGGGAAGATGGTTTTGTCAACGTATGCGCCATTAGGATAGTTAGGGACGAAAAGATTCCTATTACTGAACCTACGTCCCTCAGGTCCCATAAAGATGGGAGGAATCTCAGGATTAGGTTTACCATAAGGAGCAAGACCCATCGCCTTACCAGCCTCAATGAAGGAGAATCCGAGATAATCGGTCATCGCTTCATAGGTTTTTGTAATACCTGGGTGATCAGTGAAGATCACATCATGCAGTCCTTCATCTTCACCACGACCACGATGAGCGTGAGGAACCTGAAGTTTCTCAAAGGTTGTTACAGGTCCACGAACACCAATGTGCTTGTATTTTGTAATAAACTTTCCAGGATAGGATGCTTGGAAAATAGTTTCTAGTTCCCAACCAATACTATCTTCACCAAGAGGAACAAAAGTTCCTGCGCCATCAACAATCAAACATGCAGCAGATTCAAAACCAGAGTTATAGAAAGCACAAGAAGCGTGCATCTCATGGTGAATCATACCAAGATCAACAACTTGAGGATGAGGTCTACTGGGAGCATAACGGTCAATTAAACCAATCTTTCTGGCCAGAGCAGTGACATAATCATCACCAGAGAAATCAATTTTACCTGCTTTATCTAAAGAATCAGTATGTGCTACAACAAGACAATCGAGTTTATCAGTAAACTCTTTCATCTTCAGCAGTCCAGCCATGGGACCACCATCATACTTCTTCCTACTCAGTCTCTCTTCTTCAAGATAAAAAACTAGTTCTCCATCCTTAAGTAAACAAGCGGCTCCATTATGACCACGAGTTACAGCACCAATCCAAACGCTCATTTAGTCTTTTCCTCAATGTCTTTGATAATGTTTTCAATAATTTCCTCAGTTTCCTGTTCATCAAACATCATACAACCAGAATTGTAGTATGAGGCCTCATGAGATCCGAATCCACTCAAACGGAAAGTATCAAACTGAGGTACAAAGTCTTTCTTTGTAATCGTATTAAAGTAATGTGGATATGAAATATTCACGGGGAACGTGCTTCCAATAATCACACTACCAGGAGTGTTGAATGCGTATGCCGCATGTTGTCCTAGACTGTCACAACCAATAAAGTAATCGCACTGAGAAATTGCACCAAACCAATGGCGGATCTCAACATCCTTTGGACAAATAGTGAGTAAATCATTCGGAGCCTTAAACTCCGACATGCACACCACATTATACTCCGATCTGAGTTGTTTGACAAGTTCTAGATAAAATTCAAAACTAAAACTTCTAGAAGTTTTATCAATTACAGTTTCAAGTTCTTCCTCTTTACTAGCCCCTCTACCAAACGGTTGAATGATGATGGTCTTTTCATTACCATGCTCCTTCTCAGCCGCATTGATAATTGCTCTACCATATGCCAGTTCTTCTTCGGTCAAATAAATGTTTGGACGATAGTCTTCTGGATTATCCGAGTACTTTCCATTCCAATGTTTATCAAACGCTTGACCAATACTAATCTTCTGATTGTAATATTCCCAATCGGTATATGGTTCTGCCTCAATCCATTCTCTATCTTTAATTATATCATTGAAGATGTTCTTCATCTCAGAATGATATGACTTTGGTTGAAGAATTTTATTTCCCCAAACAAAATCGAGACTAGAGTTTGTCATAACCCTATTCTCTGGATTTGCTTGAACAAATCTTTCCAGTGGGCGAATTGCACTCAGCATTCGGCCAAGTCCGCCATTGGTAAAGGCAATCTTTCCCTTGGGGGAAGATTTTTTAGATGCTGTCATTATCGATAAAGATGATAAAGAATAATATCTGTACTATGTAGTCCTATTCTAACACCCTTCCGAGGTATGCACAAGTCCATCCTCAGGGTTCAGATATTCTGCCACGGAAATGTAATTATAACCAGGGAAATCCTCTTTTGCACAAGTAAAGTTCTGATACTTTCCAATCAAATGCTCAGGAAAAGGAATGTATTTAATCTCTCCACCGTATACTTCAACTACTTTTTCAGCAACATACTGGAATGATACTGGTTTGGATGTGCCAACATCATAGATTCCAGAGGGAACATCCTCATAAAGAACAATGTCAACACAATCACCAACCCAAACAAAGTCTCTCAGAAACTCATCTGATCCTTCAAACAGTTCAATGTATCCTTGTTCTTCAATCTGTTTGATAAACTTACTGATAGGGCTGGACTGATTGGCAAGAATTTTCTTGTCCTCACCAGTTCCATACACATTAAAGAATCTGTATCCCTGAATTTCTTTGAACTTATCTAGGTTGTCCATGACATAGTAGTCAATAGTCAACTTACTCAAGGCGTAATAGTTCAAAGGATTGTATGAATCATGCCCATTCATACCATACACAGAGGCCGAGGATGCATACTTGACTGGGATTTGATATTCGATTGCCTTCTCAAACAAACGAAGAGTGAAGTCAATATTGTAAACGTAGTAATCTCTCAGATCTTTACCCACGGTGCTAGAGTTTGCACCCATGTGGATGATCTTAGTTACTCTATCCCAAATTTTAAATTGGTCAAAGAAAGTTAATACCTCTTCTTTCTCAACGCACACAACTTCTTTATGCTGTGCTTTCAAAGAATCTAATAAATGGGATCCAATAAAACCTTTATGTCCAGTCAGAATAATCATAACATTCTTGCAGCACCCTGTATATATTCTACCACATAAATAGCTAAAATTGTGGGCTCTGTCAGAGGAATCAGCGTGGCATCGAGAATTGGAAAGTTAAATTCGCTCAAGACCACACGAAATCTGGGTGTTAACACCAACGCCATTCTCTACACATCAGATGGCAATCTTACAGGTGTAAA